GGGACGGCGGCGGCGGCGGCGGTGGCGGCGGCGGCGGCGGCGGCGGTAGGTGGTACACCTATTGCGGTAGTAGCGGTGGTGCTGGTGCTTCTGGTAAGTATGATGGCACACCGGCTAGTGGCACATGGTGGCCTAACGAAGATTCTTCTGCTGGTATAGGTGGCAACGGTGCTGGGGGCGAAATGTGGGATGCTGGTGGCGGCGCTGGCGGTGGTTCTGGCGGTGGTTACGACACACAAAATAGTCGTAAAGGCCAGAATATGCCGGGCACAGGTAGTGGTTGGGGTGGCCAAGGTATACGTTGGCAAAACTATGGTTACGCCAAAAACGGGTCAGTTTCTACTACGACCAATGCTTTTTATGGATCGGGTGACGGTCGGGGCCAGTATCTAAATCCAACGTCTGATTCTCATAGTTATTCTAGTTGGGGTAAAGGTGCTGCTTGGCTTGACGGAGCAGGACATGGAGCGTCACAAGATGGTGTAGTGATACTTAGGTTTGAAGATCTTTAAGGTTGTTGGATGAGAACTTTCGCGCAGGTAGATGAAAACAACATTGTTGTTAATATCGCCCTCTTTGAAGATGGCCTTACTCCAGTCGATTTAGGGTGGTCTGGTTGGTATGAAACCGCAGACAACATCCGCAAAAACGTAGCTGGTCCCGGCTCAACATTTGTTCCAACAGCAGACGGTTATCCTCTCGGTTTATTTCATGGGCCATCTCCACACAACGGATGGGTGTTGGACGCTAGCTACGATTGGCAACCTCCTGCCGATAAGCCTTACCCTGAAGGGTTTGGTGAGGAAGGCGGTACCGCTTGGAAGTGGGATGATGTTATGGAAGATTGGTTTGAGCTATCTCCTACTCCTGAGCCAGAATGAATATCGTAGACGCACCCGGTAAAGTCAACACCGGTCGGCCACTCAAACCATTCGGCATAGTCGTCCACCACACAGCCTCCAACCGCAACGCAGATCCCGACAACGTGATCGCAATGTGTGTTCGAGGAGTGAACAAGGTACCCGGACCTCTATACAACTACCTCATAAAACGTGATGGCACCATTGTCAAGTTGACTGCTGAGAATGTGAAAGCTAACCACGCTGGCCGTGGCTTACAGTCAGTGTTGACACGAATGCAACAGAATAATCCTGTTACGGGTAACGCTTCGAGCGCCGGTAAGATCAGCGCCAACTCTCGTTTAATAGGTGTTTCAATTATTAATGACGGGTTAGGGGAAGATGTACCCGAGGCACAGATGGACGCACTCGTAGATTTGTGCGCCTTTCTGTGCGACGGACACAAATGGAACCCCGACTGTGCTGTGATAGGCCACAAAGAATGGACTTCACGCAAAGTTGACCCCTCGTTTTCTATGCCAGAACTACGTTTAATGGTTCATCGACGCATGATTACATCAGTCCCAACAATGACTTTACCTAAAGAACCAGAGGACGGACTTGTTCCATTCCCCGGAACACTCCGCAAAGGCTCACGCAGCCAAGCAGTTGTTCATGTTCAACGAGTAGTAGGAGCTTTAGCCGACGGAATATTCGGGCGTGGTACACTCGCCAAAGTAAAACAATGGCAGCGAGCTAAAGGGCTTGTTGCAGATGGCGTAGTTGGTCCAAAAACTTGGGCGGCTATGCAGATACGGAGACAAGAAGTTGTTCAACCAGCGTTTTATTAAAGACAGTTTGGAACGTGGAATCTCTACCTTTGCTCAGGCATGGGCCGCAGCTATGGCTGTACCCGGACCTGACTGGGGTGATTCCTTGAAGATCGCCGGAGTTGCGGCGCTTATCGCTATTGCTAAGGCTGTTGCTGCCAGAAAAGTGGGAGATCCAGAAACAGCATCGGTTACTAGCTAGAAAGATGAGGCTGTTCGGTGCCGCTCCCTGCCGTCAATCCGTACAACAAAGATGAGATTGAGTATCAAGAGCCGGGGTTCGACTACGCCCCGAAATATCCGGGCAGCTACGATTACAACGAAAGCGGAATCGCTTATGCGGAGTCCGGCTTTCCTTATCAGAAACGTGATGCGACTGTATCCGTCAGCACGATTGCGTGTTCGGCGGATCTGTCGCCCGTTTTTGCTTATGTTTATACACCGAAACGTCCGGGTGGCGTAGGCTATTCAAGCGGTTATGACTACAACAAGACCGGGTTCGATTACAACGAACGTGACACCTCGGTACCAGACAACCGTATCTTGGTGGATTACAGCCAGTCGGGTGTTGGCTATTCCCAGCCTGTTGATACTGGTTTTACTGTTACGGTCATTGCGACGCCAGCCACAATCGGTGTTACGACGACGTTCTCGGCAGGCGTATCGGTCCCGGCGACGGTTACTCCGTCTACAGTCGCCTGTCCGGTAGTAATTGTACCTTCAGTTACTGCCAACTCAATCAGCGTACACGGCGGCATCACTGCTCCAGCTACTCTCCCCACACCCACCATCTCAGCGGTCGTTACACCGGCTACGGTGGCGGCTGCGGCGACGTTCCCCGGCCACTCGCTCTACATCACTGTCGATGCGACACCGGGAGTCATTGCAGCTACGACAACTATGCCATCGGAAACACCGAGCGGTAATTACACAGCAGTTGTAGATACTATTGCAGCAGTAGTGAGTTCCGAATTTGGGGCTGACCCTGTTTATCGGTTGGTTGTGATACCTACTGAGAATACTCTTCCTCCTATTGGTGTTAGAGAAGATGCATCTCCTGCTGCTTATGCTTTGATGCGTCACTTCCAGCCACGGGCTAAAGGCGATAACATATTTATTGTTAATGGGACAACTGTGCAATCTTTCTTACCGCATGACTGGGGAACAGTTACACGGTGGATATATGGAGGGCATAACAGTCCGAGAGATTTAACACAATCAGAAGAAACAGTGTTAGTAGCAGCAGGATATTCTTTCAGAGTAGGTCCAGAATAATGCCAATTTATAATTACCGATGTCTCGATTGTGGCTTGACACACGAGATCCGTCATGGGTTCGATGAAACCTATGACGATGTTTGCGATGCGTGCGAAGGGGTAGTTCGCAAATACTTTGGTGATGTTTACATTGCTGCCTCAGCTACACCAACAAGAGGTATGCATGATGGAAAAGCGATTGATTGGGCTGGGAGTAAAGCTAAAGAAAGAGATAAAGAAAGGGATATGGCAGCCTACAAACGCCTCCGATCTGAAGGTATTCAGCCGAAGAACATTGATGGCGCTGCCAAAATGGAACGAGAAGCCTTAACCTCTCACGAAATTAAAGCTGGAACGCTTCTCCAAGGGCCGAAGTCAGAAAAAAAACGTAAAGAACGTGCCCTTAACGACGTTCTTGGGAGTAGTTAATGACTGCACAAGGATGGATTGACGAAACACGGGACATGCTTTTGTCCGGGTACGTGGAAGAACTTTTACTTCTAGCTTCCGATGCAACAAGTAGCGCAACGACATTAAGTGTCACGGGAGCAGCAAGTTCAGGTATTACTACCGGTATCGTCATAGAAGTAAACACAGAAGCAATGTATGTTACCGCTGTAAGCGGCACGGATGTCAGTGTTATACGTGCATATGGTGGTTCGACAGCAACGAGTCATACCGCTAGTGACATCGTTCGAGTATCACCCAAATTCCCTGCATACAGAATCATGGAAGCTCTCAACAACGACTTACGTGATTTGTCATCCCCTGACAATGGGCTCTTCCAAATCAAAACAACAAGTTTTACTTACAACGCTTCCCAAGAAGGTTACAATCTCTCAGGTTTAACCAGCGAAGAAGTCCAAGCTATTTACACAGTGACTTACGCAGACCCCATTCCTGTTGAAGCTAGCGAACCAGAGATCCGTTCATGGAGATTAAAAAGAAACAGAGATACTGCTGCCTTCAATAGTGGCTTGGCATTAATTCTTTACGGGCCGGGATGGCCGGGTAAAAAAGTAACAGTGAGTTACAAATCTCCTCTCACTTTAGTTACCGCAACAACTGACGCCAAGTCAGGAACCGGGCTCCCATCTACTGCTTACGATTTACCTCCTCTTGGTGCAGCGTTAGCGTTAATGACAACGACACCCATACGTCGAGAATTTTTGGATGCACAAGGAATGCATAGGCGTGCCGAAGAAGTTCCTCCCGGTGCTATCTCTGCGTCAATGCGAGATCTCAGAATGCGTAGAGAAATGCGAGTCGCTGCCGAATCAGCACGCATAGCTGCGATGTATCCACAAGTTTGGCAACGCAACTCTAGTCACCAAGCGTTGTAATCATGGCGTTTAACTCTGAATACCTTCCAGTCGAACTGGATAGTGTGTCATATGAAATTGATACAACAGAGTACACACGCACGACCGTTCCTGCTTTACGTGAACAACGGGACACAAGCAAAGAACCCGGTGAAAATGCTTTAGATACAAGCGGTGCGTGGACACGTTCCCAAACTGACTGGAGTTACGGTGCTGGCCAAACACACTTTGATTTGGATGACTCTGATCGTCGGAGGTTCCATACTTCTAGCGGTATTGATCCTTGGACGAAAGGACAAATCACCCTCTTACCCATAACAGAACAAAAGAAAAGCGCAGCCAGCAACAACCAGTTAGTGCGCCGAGTCGGAGATTATCTCTATTTCATAGACGCTGAAACAGTATCCTTTACTAATGGTCCGACTGCTGCACCGCCTACATGGACAGACTTTACCGCTCGTGCTACATATTCAATTACAGATTTACATTCTGATAGCACTCATATTTTTTTAGCTTTTGGTTCTGGTGCAGCAATCGCCCGATCAACAATCAATACCAGTTCAATTGACGGAGCTTGGCCGTCAAGCGGCACACAAGCTGCTGATCTTATACGAGTCGCATCAGGCCGATTGATTGGCGCACTTGGCGCAAACATCTTCGAGATCGGAGCCGACGGAGCAAAACTTACTAGCTCCCTTGACTACACTCCAGCGCTTTCTTCGACTACTTGGGTGTCAGTTTGCGGTGGGCCTTCGGGAATATTTGCTGCCGCTAACTCAGATAACACTGGCACCATCTACCACATAGATGTCAACTCAACTGATGGCACGTTACAAACCCCTGTTATCGGAGGACAACTCCCACATGGAGAACAAATTAATGAGATCACTGCATATGGTGGTGTTCTTTTAATTGCAACATCAATAGGACTTCGCACCGCTGCAATCGATACCTCATCAAACGCAGTATCTATAGGCCCAGTCATCGACGACGGAGGCGAAGCCTTCTGTTTAGAAACCGATTCACGATTCGTATGGTGGGGAGGGGGCAGCGGCAAACTTTATCGTGGCGATCTCTCAAAGTTCACAACAACTCTCGTACCAGCATGGGCTCCTGATCTTGTATCTGTTGCCGGTTCCCCTTCAGATGTCCAGTCAGTGGCACGGTTAGGGGATAAAACCTATTTTGTAGATAACACTAATGGTTGTTACGGAGAATCAGGTTCAGGTGTCAAAGTCGTGACAGGCACACTGACTGTTGGCGAAGTTTCGTGGTCAACGGTAGCTCCCAAACTATTAAGAAACGTTACCGTTCGACAAGCCCGTAACCAATACACATTCGGTGACACCGATTACAACGT